AAGTTCATAATAGTCAATGGGATACGAACCGGTACCCGTCGTGGCCAGATCATATGTGCTTACCTTGGGTACACCGTCCCCAGTATAATAGAACCGCTGATCCTGAATATAATCAGTAGCAGGAGTGACAATATCAACCACTGAGTTCCAAGCCATAAACACAGGATTGTTTGTAGTCGGATTACGCAAACCAAATAAGGTGCGTATTTTCCCTGTCTTGCCCGCATTAGCTGCAAGTCCCGGCTTAGGATACGGAATAAGATCACCAGAGTATAGCTTACAGTTCCGCGCAACCTGAGCGGCTGAGTCGGGAAGAAGCTCGGGTGCTATTTTTGGAGCAACACCCAGAAACTTGGTGATCTTAATCGCGCTCATTTAGCAACCTTTGCCGCCTTTAACCATGCCGCCTTTTTTGTAGCTGCCCATCTTCTCTTTCATTTCCATCTTCTTGCCCTCGCTGCCCTCATGCTTTTTCATGGCAGCTTTGGACGCATACTTTTCTTTACCGCCATATTCGGAGATCATGCCGCCTTTTTTATAGCTGGCCATCCCCATCTTGGTTTTGCCGGTAGAAGCAGGTTTCTTCATAATACTCTCCTGTTGTTAAGCGAACTGTTCGTACGCTTCTGCTAATTTAACATCGTATTTGTTTGTTGCATAGCCGGGACCGTTGTATCCCCTAGCAAATTTTGCCCAGTCTTTACTGGTCAATTCATCCAGAAGTCCGGATGAGTGGATGAACGCAGCCATATGGCGCAACTGATTTGCTTCGGATTCTTTAGCTTCCTCAACCATTTGGGCAACGGATGTACACCCTGCCAACTTGAAGTTTGACCCCATAATCTGGCCAAGACCCCACGAAGTGGACAGCAAAGCAGCCGTCTCATCAAGTTTGCAAGCGGCCTCGATCTCGGCATAAACCCCGTCGGACTTTCTGGGATACGGCTTTTCACCCCACTTGGCATAGGCCAGTCCCAATTCAACTGCTTTCGCTTGCAGATCAAGATGGTTAGCTAGGTGCTTGTAGAAGTGGTGACGCTCAAACAACGCCTTGGGGCGGTGGGCATCATCAAACCCGCGACCGCCGGTCTCCACAGCCAGCACAGCACGCAAGGCAGCAACCTCGACTCCGAGGTTGTGCGCGACTTCTTCAATGTCACTGGGCTGCAGTTTTTCAGCTTTGCCTACAAAATTCATCACTTACCCTTTATAAAACTTGCACCAAACCAGAACGAAAACATCATCATAAGAGCACCATCAAGTGTACCCAAGACGCGTGCAACCAGTTCCCGCATACCCGGATCAACCACATGGGTCAGCAAAAAGTATTGTACGCCAACCCACGATACGAGAACAAAATAGGATAGAATTGCAGGGGTATCTGTGTTGGAGGACATCATCATACTACGAGCAGACTTGCGATCATCCGCTTTGATCTGCTCAAGGTTGATGTCTAGTTCCTTCATCTTGATGGCCAGCTCGTTGTCCACCTTCTTCACCATGGCCAGTTGTTCCGGCGTGGCGTTCATCATCGCTGTCTCGATCTCTGACTGAGACCCGGTTTCCTTTCCAAGCAACGCAGAGGAGAGGGCTTTGATTGCCATACCGGCGACGGGACCACCAACGGCTGTCGCTATTGTTGGTGCAACTTGGGCCAAAAGGCCACCTATCTTTGAAAAATCCATGGCTCATCAACCCCTCATCAATAAGACAACACCGACAAGACCGATCATTCCGAGCGATGCCAATACGATCACCGTAACAACTGCGGCCTCTTTAACCTCATCAATCTTGCGTTGCATTTCACGCTCATCCTCATACCGCTGCCGCTCGATTTCTTTGCGGATATTGATAACCTCTCGCTGCACTTGGTCCCAAGCAGCCAATCCGAACTTACCAACAAACATATTCTTGGCTTTAAGTGCTAGATCATTTGCCTCTGCTTTGGCTGCATACCTCTCCATTGCGATCTGCTCTGGAGACTTGTCTGAGAATATCTTTCTACGCGGTGGTTCGGCAGCAAGTTGTGTAAGTTTGGCCAGATTACCCCACAGTTCGGATAGGTCTGCAGCCATAGACTGCAATTCTTTTCCCGCTGCAATACCTGCTTGCAGAGCGGCGTATGCAGCCTGTGCCCCAGCAAGTATTGTTAAAGGGTCCATCAGTCGTCCCTATAAGGTTTGAATATAACCCAAAGTCTATAGGCAATAAGGATAGACCCGCCCAATGCCATGAACAGATGTAACCATCCATTTAAGTTAACGGCCCACAATGGCATGGTTACAGCACTTCCTGCTATTACGGCATCTACAATCGGATGATCGTCCTGCTCTACACGCATGATTGTCCCCTTATGCGATGCTACCATAATCTTCATTACTGTTAACCACATCCAGAAGATTCTGGACTGTTACACGAATAGAGAACCTAGCTCCTGTGGCAAAGCCGTTAACCAATGTGCCTTCTTGTGCACGAACAATAACCATCGAATCGCCGGTACGGGCTGTCACTTTGACGATCTCATACGAACCATCTGTGTTTTCAAGCGTACCATAAAAATAATCGCCGGCTGACAGTGTGGGGAACAAGGCACCCTGATTAGCCTGCAATGTAATAGCCAAGTCCGAGGCGGATATACTGGTCGCCAGATTGCCCATCGCGTTGTTTTTTAGTTTGATAGCCATGGCTCACCTCACAACGCTAAGACATCATCGTTTCCGACGAGTCCGATGATGTTTGCAACCGTAATGCGAAGCTCGACTTTACTTCCGGCTGGGAATGGCAACGCCACCGTACCTTCCTGTGCACGCGTGACGATCATAGTATCGCCATTGCGTGCTGTGCACTGCACAATCTCAAGTGTATTTTCGGTTGTCAGCAGAGTGACATTAAAAAAATTGCCTGTTTGCAGTGCGGGGAAGCGTGCACCCTCACCGGCAGCCACGGTAATGGACGTATCCGTAGTGGATATGGCAGCGGCCAGTGTTGAGTATGCGTTGTTTGTAAGCTGAACAGCCATCTACAACTCCTATGCGAACCTATATCCGCGGGCTGCAATGCTGCCCCGTACGTTTGCCAGATTAGCGCGAGCGCGTCGTTCTGTAGTCATAGATAGAAACTGCTTCGCATGATACGTTGCAAGTTCACGATCAGTCCATGCCACGTTTGGCATAACAAGGAGTTCTTGTAAAGTGCCATGGACGATAACATCTTCCAGTTCATCCATGATTGCCTTATCCATACCGGTCGCATCACGCTTTGGCTTTAGCGCATAAAACATGCGCATCTCGTATTGTTTCAGATTATCCGGAAGCGGCAGGACGATGTACTTATCCGGAGTCAACTGACATACGGCGCGAGGTTCTTTACCATCGACGAGAGCGGCATCCGTCACAGTAAATGTTGGGCCGGCATTAAATGCACCGCCGTCAAATTTACCTACGTTCACAGCAGACGAAGAACTATTATCCCACATTGTCTGTGGATCGACACCGCTATAAAGGTCAACCCACTCAGGGTATAATGTAATTGCTTGTTCAAGAGTTAGACGCGCCAGTGGTACTTTGTTCATAATAGCTTCGAACAAACTATGAACATCTGTCTCAACCGGTTTGTTGTATTGATACTCTGCAATACCGGGAGTCAGCATATACGGAGTTTCCGTATACCGCCAAATAAGGGTGCGCTCACAAGCACGAATAGCCGAATCCCGCACATACTGAAGGATCAATGGCTGCGGACAACCTTGTACACTTTGGTTGATTTTCGGGATGATACTGGTGAATTTGCGTATAAGCATTAGATCACCTCACCAGATACAATCGCTGCGCGGGATGCTTTCATTCCGGATGACTTGGTATCAGTCACCGTCCTGCTCTGTAAAGAGGCTCCAAGAGATTGAGTAAACGCGTCCATAAATAGTTTAGCACGACCGGAAGTAACATGTTCTGCATCAAGAGATTCGGCTAAGAATACAACACCATCAACAATGATGGGCATATAGCCAGCTGGAGGTTGGGTTATCGTATCGTTAATGGCATAATCCGGAGGCGTATTGGCATACTCACCAACAAGTACAACGCCGGCTTCCGGAGCCGGATACAGAAAGTACCGCTCTCCGTTTTTGACATGACGCATATAGTTCAGTGGAGCGCCGGGAGTTTCGCTTGCCCATGACGGATTGCTGCGGCTAAGAGACTCACGATCAATCTCGGAAATAGCGTCCCCACCTTTCACAAAGAAAATATCCAGTAGGCGAATAGCACCTACTGGAAGTTCCTGCACCACGGTATTGGGTACTGTTGTGATATCGCCTAATTCTGCAAACAGATCAGGACGCAACACGGACATGCGCTTAAGTGTCAGATTAACAAAGCCGAGCAAGTCCGTATCGCTCAAACGAAACGGGGCCAGCGTATCCTGAATGATACGGCGTACATCGACTATGATATCTGCAGGTGTCACGATTAGATACCTTTCGACGCTTCTGCGTTAAGCTCGTCATTAGTATACTCCGGTTCTGCCGGAATGTCATCTGTTGATAAGTCAATAGGACTACGCTTTTTGCGCCCCTTTTTGGCAGCGACTTCCTCGACACGGGCAATGGCTTCGGTCGGAATGAAACGCTCGGGATAGGCTTCTTCCTCGGTCACTTCATAGAGGTTCGGGTTCTTGGCAAGGATTTCGTCCCATTCAAAAATCCAGCCGTCCTTGCGGCTCTTGAGGTAACGGATGGTCATTTATTAAAACCTTTCAGTGTCTGGGCAAGACGGGCACGCTGGCCGGTTTTGCCGGGTTTCTTGGCGGCAGCAGCCAACGCCTTTGCCGGAATAGTCTCACCTTTTTTTACACCAAGCTCTTTACGTAACGCACCGGGTTTCTTAATTGCACCCGCAATCCAGTTCTTTGCCATGTTACTTTCCTTTGCGTTTACCGGACGGGGACACCGGCCATGATTGTCTCGACGAACTTGTCTTGCGGTTTGCCATGGATGCTTTCTCGGATGCCGACATCTTGGCAGCGGCTTTTTTGGGGCGACAAGCAGGGTAAGCACGAGAACCTTTTTCCGCACCGCTGCGTCCACAAGACTCACCGGTCTTTATGTCCACCCATTTCTCGCCGAACCATTTTCCGAGTCCGCCCTTAACCACGCTTCTTCACCCTGTTATCTGCGCCGGACCATGTGCCACCGCGTTTTTTGTACTCCTTTGCTGCCCACGCATTGGCATAAGCACTTGGATATACATCAAACTTGGACTTGGCTTCCGACTTTACACGGGACCATAACGATGGATTGTTCGGTTTCGAGTTTGCCATATCAACAGTTCCATGCTCTGAGGGATTTGTTGATACGAGAGTTCGGATCATTTGCGGTTTTAGCAGAGGTCAGTTTCTTTTTCATGCCTTTCATGCGGGCACAGAAACTATCACGACGCGGACCACCTTCCGGTTGCGGCGCTTTCAGCCCCGGCTTTCCGGGGTTGGCTGCGTTGTAAGAAGCACGCCCCTTGGCATTGAGTCCGCCGTTGGGGTTCTTACCTTCTTTGCGTTGCCATGCTGGTGTCTTTGCCATGTGATTACTCCGCACGTTCTGCAACTAGGATGACAGATGGGATTGCCGGACGAGTATAGGGAGACGTCTGTGCTGCGCTATAATCTATTGTAACTGCAGCATGGTCCGGTGCCCACCATAGTTCAAGGTAGTCATTAGTTGCTGCAATGCTAACTAGTACCGTGATTTCCACCATAGTAAGACCACCATCGGCAGCTTTTGGTATGTTTGTGACAGATGCGGAGTTAGCTAAATCGGCACCGTTCTGCCTGAACCAGAATGTAGCAATATGGTCGGATGTGTTTGAGTTTGCAAACTGAATACTGGTAGTAACCCGGTAAACACCGGGATCGGCAAACACAATATGACTTCCTGAAGCAAGCGTAATGTTTGTATTAAACGCATCAGACGTATTAAATGTAGCCGCTACAGGTGTATTTGCTGTAGTGGACTGATCCTGCGTAGAATAGAACTGACCATAGGCTTTATTGGTGATAACACCAAACGGAACAGACCCTGCCTGCACATCAATCTTTGATACCACAACAGAACCGGTACCATTGGGAGTAAGATTGATATTTCCATTTGTGTTGGTAGAAACAACAGTATTTCCCGAGGCAGACAGATTGCCGATGTTCACAGTGCCAGCACCCTGCGGAACAAGGTTGATGCCCACATCCACGCCGGACCCGACAGCAGAGATGTTGTTGGCTTCGATGTTCAGTGCATTGGCAATGTTGAATGTGGAGAACGAATCCGAGGAGATAGAAGTAATACCGCTGAACGTGCCGGAGAACGACACACCTGTGATACTACCCCCAAGAATATTCA